ACTACCTAAGCCTTATACTACCTAAGCCTTATACTACCTAAGCCTTATACTACCTAAGCCTTATACTATATACAATACAGTACAATAGCATACTATTACATACAATACAGTACTATACAGTACTATTGCATACAATATCATAGTATATACACCAAGAATTATATACACCAAGAATTATATACACCAAGAGTTATATACAGATACAGGAGCTGCGCTAAGATATAGGAGCTAGTATAGGAAGCCTGGCCTAATAAGCCCGTACCAAGGAAGCGTACCAAGGAAGCGTACCAAGGAAGCGTACCAAGGAAGCGCGCCCATAAATAAACTATTCCATAGACCATTTACTACAAACCATTTCCCCCAACCCATACAAAGAACAACAATTCCCCCCAACAAAGAAACAACTTAATCCCTATAATCCTACCAAAGAGGTAGGCTGGATTGCTTAGGGACCCTCGGTGCACATCAGGAATGGTTTGGCTAAGGGGTGTGGTGTTCCCTTAGAGAAGATATGGGTGAAAACAGGAAAGTCCGGCCACTTCTCACTCTTGGTATAGCTACTCTTGGTATAGCTACTCTTGGTATATTATGCGCTAAGTTAAGATACTAACGCTAAGTTAAGATACTAAGAGACTTCTGAGAGATTTAAGAAGGAGATGATGACCAGATGTTAGGATTCCCTGAAGTTGAACAGATGTGGGACGATTATGTATTTAATAGCGAGTTAACCCCTTTCTATAGCCCCGATTTTAATGAAGTAGAACACCAGCACCAAATCAAGCCAGTTGTACAGATGTTAGACCTGTGGAAAGAGTCCATGATGGAATTAGCCACAGGTTCCCCTGTACACCAGAAGCAGGCGGCTGCTATAAGAGATAATGCAGTAATCCCCCTTGAGGCCCTTGTTAGACACCTGGACCCTTACAGGGAGCTTTCAGGGCTATGGATCAAGGACGTTGATGGGAACAAAGTGCCTTTTGAGCCTTATTTCTATCAGAAGGAGTTATGGGACCACATACAGCAGAAGCAAAGAGAGGGCAAGCCCTGTCTTATTCTCATATTAAAGGCCCGTAAGATGGGCTTTTCAACCCTTATAGAGGCAGAGTTTTATAGGCGCATGAAGCGTAATCCAGGCATATCAGGCATGGTTCTAGCCCACTACGAAGGTGCCTCTGCCATACTGTTTGATATGTACAAGAACTTCTTCAAGAATGACCTTTATAACCAGGTTTTAAACTATGATGAATGGGGCAATCCTTACCTTATGGAAAGGGTTGGAAAGATAAAGGATGTTAAGGGCAGCAGGTGCCTTGAATACAAGGACCCTGCTGGCGGCAAAGTTAATGTTATGACAGCTAAAAGTCCTGATAGCGTTAGATCATATACAGTACAGTTCATTCATGCCTCAGAGGTGGCATACTACGATTATGCTCAAACTTTAGTTCCTGCATTAACCCACTGCTATGGTAAAGGAGCTGGAATAGTTGTTGTATATGAAACCACCGCTAATGGCAAGGATAACATCTTTTATGATCTATGGACATCAGACGATGATGAATATGACCGCTTCTTCTTCCCTTGGTGGAAGGATCCCCGCTATAAAACACCCTTTTCCTCAGATAAGTCTAAGATAGACTTTGAGCGCAGTATGATCTCATATGAACGTAAGATGAGAGAAAGGCATAACCTATCTCTTGAACAGTTACATTTCTGGCATGGGAAGTATGTTGAGAATGGCAGGAACCTATCCTTAACTCTACAGGAAATGCCCGATACACCAGAGAGTGCATTCGTAAGTACTGGAAGAAGTGTGTTCCCAGTAGAGCAGATAGAGCCTCATGAGAACAGCCTTATAGAACCAAAGCGCTATATGATAGATAATACAGGTTCTATATTCCCTCATGCTGATGGCCCACTTTGGGTGTTCGAGGAGCCAAAGGAAGGATATTCCTACCTTATAGGGGCAGATGTGGCAGAAGGAATAGTAGTTGGACAGAATAACACAACAGACCGCAGCGCTGTAGTTGTTTTAAGACCAAAGGACAAGAGCCCTGAAGATGATAATGGCCCAATAGTAAGAGGTAGAACCATTGATAAGTTAGCAAAACAAGAGCCTTCATTAGACAAAAGCTCATTAGGCCCAATAAGCGAGTATGTTGTGGCAGTAACATTTGCAGAAAGGCCCACACCAGATAACTTTGCTATAGTGCTTGAGGCAATAGGAAACCGCTATAACCAGGCAAATATCCTTGTAGAAAGGAATGGCCCAGGAGGCGAGACCATAAGAAACTTAAGGAAGATATATCCCAATATAGCCAAGGATCTTGAATTAGATAAGCCTAAGAAAACCATTAATGTGCTTTCTGCCCCATCAAAGAAAAGATATGGATTCAGCACAACTGAGCCCTCAAGGAAGATTTTATACCAGCAGCTAATAAAGATGGTATCAGAAAGAGGTATAATGGTGCCTTGCAGGAGGCTTTTTTCAGAGTTATCACACCTTAAATATGACAATAACGGTAAGCCTTTAGCTGCATATGGCCACCATGACGACCTTGTAACAGCATTTGGGCTTGCAATAATCCTTGGAGAATTCTATCCAAGGATTATGCCAAAGGCTCCAAGACCTAAAAAGGCCAAAAGAATCAGGGTTATTGATAATGTTGGATATTGATAATACTGGACATTAATAACGCTGGTTATTAACCCCTCGTTATTATATCATAGGAGTGATAAGTACTTTATTTGTATCACCCCTGTTTTTACATTTATGACGAGAGACTTTTATGGGAGAGAAAACAATATGGTAACAATAATAAGTAGTGCACACGACCACATTTCAGGTGTATTAGGAAGTATGGATTCACTTGGTGGGACGAAAGACACAAGAATAACATCTCTTTTAGAGATAATTCTTGAAGAAGCACAGGAATGCGGCTTTAGATTTTCTAACCTTAATGAACTAAAGATATATTGTACACCAAAGAGTTATCTGAAGCTAATGAAAGTTTTTAATAACATACCGATTGAGCTTGTTGTTAGTACAGAGGTAAAGGTTGAGAAGATAACTGAAAGTGACGATGGATTCTATATTTCTCATAGAGCAAAGAAAAAGGAACCATTTGTTGGTTAATCAAAGGCTAGTTAATCAAGGCAAGAAAAGGATGTTTTTATGCTCGATAAAGAAAAAGATGTAAATGCTATCAAGAAAAAGCTCAATGGATTCTTTCTTGAAGGTATGAGAGTTAATAGAGAAACCAAGAGCGAGCGCAAAGATTTAAGAGAGTTTTACACCAATAAAGAGTCTAAAGACTATTTTAAGATGGCTACTGACGATGAAACTCGCAGAAGCCTTTTTCGTTCTGGTGTTGTTTCCTCTAATATAGATCTTCGCACATCAATGCTAACAGAGAAAAGACCAAGGTTCTTTCTTAACCCGGTACTTAAAGAGGACTATGTACAAACCTTTATGGATGCTATGGACCTTGCAGGAGAAGACCAGAAGTATGTATGGATAGCCCCGGAGCTTGAAAAGGTAAGAGGAAGCCTTGAATCTTTCATTAATAACGTTATAGATTTCTCAGTAGAAAGCTGGTGGGAAAAAGCTGCATTTGATGTTACTATTGAAATCCTAACAAAGAATGCCTTTATTGATGGAAGAGCGTGGCTAAGATGGCGCTTTATTGATAATGATATAGTTGCAGACGTTCTATTCGAGGAAGATATATTAGTAGACCCTGATGCAAAAAGACCGGAAGATAGGCGCTATGTTATGTATAAGCGCAAAGAATCTGTTGAAACTATAATGGAAGAGTATGGTGTAGATGTTGTTGGAGACCCCTCTATTAGTATTCCATTTGAGTATATTTCAACAGAAGGAGAATATAAAGAGGCAAAGGTTTGGCTTGTTGAAGCATACCTAAAGGATAAGATATATCTATTTGTAACAGGACAGCCAGAAGGCGGCATAACTATATTACAGGAACAAGATAACACATATGGCTGTATCCCCATTATAGACTTTATTCCAGACCACATAGAAGAAACAGAAGGCATTCCATATTCAAGAGGATTAGTTCCTCTGCAAGTTATGGATGATATGACAGTTCAACAGGGATTCTGGAACTTCAGAATGGTCGGCAATTCAAAGATTGTATATGAACCTGAAACCCTTTTATTCCCTGATCGTTTATCAAATGAAATAGGACAGAAGATACCTGTTAGAGATGCTTCAGGCGTGCAATATATACCTGGAACATCAACAATTAATGAAGCAATGATTCTTCATGCTAATGTACAGCAGATGGCAAGAGATAAAACAGGTATGCATGAGGTTAGTGAAGGAAGAACAAGGGGAAGAATAGAGTCATCTAAAGCTTTTGTTGTTGTTGATGACATTATACAAAGAAGGCTTAGGCCAGCATTACGCTCTTTAGAGGAAACTCTAAGGAAGGCTTTTGGCATTTGGGGCAAGATGTTCTTACAGGTACATTCTAAAGATACTCCTATACGGTTTGGTAGAAACCTTCGTTCTGTTAAAAAGCTCCCATTTGCACTTAAAGCTCTTATAGAAGATTTTGATGTTTTCATATGTAAGGATACTGAACTGCCCAAAGACGAGCAATCAATGGCTAATCTTATGATGACCCTCAGTCAAGCAACGGCAGAAGATGGACTCCCCTACATACCAAGAGAAGTCCTATTAGACTATCTTGGTCTTGAGAACAAAGATGAAATAATGGCTAAGTTTGACTCAATGAAGGCCCTAAAAGATCAGCTTAACCAGGCTATGCAAATGATGCAAAAGCAGCAGCTAATGATAGATGAAATGCAGAGCAACTTTGATAAGGTAATAGAGCAAAACCAGAAGCTGGAAGCAGAGAAGAACTCTAAGATTATGGATACTCAGGGCAAAATTGAAGTAGAAAGAGCAAAACGTGAAGGTATTAATACAACTGAGTTTATACGTAATGAGATGAAAAAGGAAAGGGACGCCATGATATTAACTCTTAAGGCAGAACTTGAGCGTCGTTTACCTACTACTGAAGGCTCTATTGCAAAACCTGATGTAACAGGAATAACTAAGCCTATTACTCCAGAAGGCGCTACAGGAGAAGGTGCAGGAGAAGGTGCAGGAGAAGGTACAGGAGAAGGTACAGGAGAACCAGAACAAGTAGAACTACCATTAGTACCAGATGAAGAAATAGAGGACCTTGTATAACAGGACCCATATATAACAGAAGCTTGTATATAACAAAGGCACGGCAATAAAAATACGCTTTATCACTAGCGTTATTATATAATGAACGAACTAATGAATTCAAAGGCAGTTAGTGAACTCTTTTATGATTACTAGCGCCTTGATTATTAGGAGGAAAGATGTCAGAAGAACTATTAAATGAATTAAAAGCAGTTCTCAAAGAAGAGGAACCTGCTGAGGAAGGATCTCAAGAACAGGAGGAAAACAAAGGGGAAGGCAACAAAATGGAAGGCGAAAAGGAAGGTAGCAAAGATGATCTTCCAAAAGATTCCAAAGGAGACTCTATAACAGAAGAAGAGAAAGCAAGAAGAGAAGAGCAGTCTTTTAAGGATAAGTATTACGCCACCAACGAAAAGCTTGAAGATCTTTCTAAGGAGTTTGAAGAACTTAAAGCTAAGCTCGATAGTAAAAAAGAGGAAACTAATGGCTTAACTGAAGAACAGTTGAATGCTATTAACACAATTAAGGAAGCCGGGCTGGAGCAAGAGTTCAACGCCATAGACAAGCAATATACAGAATACGCTGCATCATATGGCGAAGAAGCTGCAAAGGAAAAGTTTAGTTCTAAAGCTGATGAACTGCTCAAAAGAGCAGAGTCTATTGTAAAACAGAACAAGCTGGACCAAAGAATTTCTGCATTTGAGAATAAAGAGAAAGCAGAGCAGCTTAAACAACAGTTTGATAAAAACATTAATTCTATGGTTGAAGACCCAAGACTTAAGAAAGCCACTCTTTTAGTGCTTGAAAAGGAATGGGATATTTCACCTGATAAGATAGACTCTATAAGCGATCCAGATTCTTATAAGAAGTTTGTCAAGGCAGCTAAGATAGAAGCTGCTGAATTACTTAAAAAAATAGAAGAGCCTGAAGAGAAGCCCGACCTAAACCTCTCAAGAGGGCGTAAAGCTAAAGAAGATTTACGTGAATCAGCTGGCAAACGTTTATCCTTTCAGGAAGCTCAAAGACAGATGATGAAACAGTTGGGCGGTCTACCCGACTAATTTAGGGCTCTATAATAGAAGGAGATAAGAAATGAGCTCGAAAACAATTGATTTTGGAAATCTTGAGTCTCTTACCAAGCCTGCGTTTCAGGCACTGGTAGACAATATTTTCTATGATTATCCGCTTATTCGTAGACTTACAGAAAAGAAAATGAGCTTTGATGGTGGAGCATATTTTCATGTTCCGCTTAGAAGTGGTTCTGTGTCTGGTGGAGGTTTTAAAGCCCTGTCAGATGCGACAGCAGAATATAATTCTAACTATGATGCGCTAACAATTGCCTCTTCAAAGATTAGGGCTGACATTGTTGTTCCTACAGATGTTGAAATGGACAACAGTGGACCTGCGCAGATAGCTAATTTTATTAATACAGAGTTTGAAAACGCCAAAGACTTCTTACAGAAGATTATGGCGGCTGGTATCTTTTGTGATGGAACAGGAACTACGCTGACTTGGACTGATGCAACACTCGGTTCAACTACAGTGCAGATGCCTACTCCTATCTATGGACTCCAGTATTGGGTTGCAGACGATCCTACAACTGGCACAGTTGCTGGTATCAATCGCGCCACAGATTCCTGGTTCCGTAACTATTATGTAAGTGATGCACTTAACCTTTCTTCGTTAACGCTTACACACATAGATACAGACATGAAAGGATGCACCTTTGGCGGTTCGCCTTCGGCTAAACCCGATCTTATAGTTACGTCTAAAGCCATCCATTCTAAGATTAAAACTCTTATAGGTGCTCAAAACAGCAAACAGATCACCATTAATACCGATACTGGTAAAGGTGGATTTGAGGATGGCCTTTTCTATGAAGGTGCAGAAATCATCTGGGATCCTCTGGCACCAACAGGATCTATTTATTACCTGAATACTAACTTTACTCAGCTTTATATGGATAAGAATGGCTTCTCTAGAAGTCCTTTCTTCTGGATGCAAGATCAGATGGGTCAAATCCAAAGGATCTATACCAGCATTCAGCTCGTATGTTCAAGGCCAAGCTCGGCTGGAGTTCGCTCTAATATCACAGAAGGAAGCTAATTTATTATTAGAGCAATAATTTAAATAGAGGAGAATAATAATGAGATATCAAATTTTAGATGAATCCCTTCTCACCTCTCACAGCTCGCCAAAAGCAAGGCTTGGGCAGCGGTTTGTTGATGGGGATGGCAAATGTTACGTGTATGTAAAGAGAGATGCCGATGATTCTAACACAGTAGCTGAAGGCACAATTCTTTGCAGAAAAAGTGCAACAACTGGTTATGCCAATGCAGTAATGACAGTTGCTTCCACGAAAAGGAACTTCGTTATTGGTGTAGCCACCGGTTCTATAACTGCCGGTGAATATGCGGCCATACAAATCAAAGGTGTTGCAACAGTTAACACTAATGGTGATGACGATATTTCTGCTGGAGATACTATTATAATGGCCAACGGAAATGGAGTATGTGACTCTGTTGCTGCTGGTACTGCATCAACTTATAAGCCCATTGGCATAGCCCTTGCAGATGACAGTGATGACAATAATACTGTTTCCGTTATGTTAGACATTGACAACTAATCTTTAGGATAAGTAATTGGTTGTAGGGGAGGGTGTCAACACTTGTTGCCCCTCCCCTCTTTCTTAAAGATAAGAATAATTCCTTTTTATAGGGAGGAAATATGGGACAACATCAAAACCCTTTATATAGTGAATCAATTGGCTGTATCATGGTTGAAAATGCCAATGATGAGGGCTATCTTATTCGTGTAAAGGGAACAGCAGATGGTGTCATGATGGTTTCAGAAACAAAGGTTAACAATGATGGTGAAATTGGAGACCTTACTTTAAAAACTATCACTGGCACTGCTACGTATACAGAAGCTGCTGTTTCCTTTGGAGTTACGAGTGCTGAAGTGCTCATTAAAAACAGTGATGCTGCCAATGATTTGTACGTTAGAGGAAATCAAACGGATAATAAGTTTACTTTAGAGCCGTCAGATGCAATAGGTTTTGCTGCTGAAATGGAAGAAATATATTTAAGTTGTGGTTCAGGAGTAACTGCCGACTATCAGCTGGCCGTTACTTACGTTGCTTAAGGAGGCACAAATGTTTATAACAACTCTTGATAGAATTATACGTCAAGGATCAAACAGGTTTGGTTTTCAAACTCCAGGCATAGTTACGTCAGATGTGTCTCTTGATATGGTTGGAAGTCGCATACTTAATGTTGGTTCTCCAGTAAATGATGATGATGCAGTAAATAAGGCGTATGTTGATTCTCGTTCAACAGGATTAGATACAGACCTTAAAATGGCAGATGTTAACCTTATAGCCGCTTCCAATCAAAGCCTTGGAGCAGGAGCTAAGACAATAGATGGCGTGGCTATAGAAGAGGGAGACAGGGTTGCCCTTACCAATCAAACAGATTCAACAGAGAATGGTATTTATGAGGTACAATCTGATTTATCACTTTCTATAGCTTCAGATTGGACTAATACTCCTGATGGTTCCTGGTTTATAGTTACAGAAGGATCAACATATGAGAATTCGGGTTGGTATGTAACAGGGCTTTCATGGGGGGCTGGAACAGAAACTGCAACATTTATTCAATTTGCAGACTCTGAAGGTGAATTTCAGTTCTTAACGTCTTATAGAGTAGAAAGATTCATAACTTCTCTTACAGATTCGTATGTGAACGGAACCCATGTTGCTATGCCATCCGGCGTTAGTGCTGGAGATTTAATATGTGCTATAGATGCTGTAACACCTGCCAATAAAGGTGTTTGGGTTGCACAGGACCCAGGAACAGCTTTTGTTAGACCAAGTAACTACGCTAATGGCAGGCTGTTTAGCCGGGGCATGAATGCTATAGACGATAATGGTAATGTTGTATTATGGATCAATAACGGTATAGTTGGCACAGATGATCCTGGGATAGTTCGCCAGAATGAAAACTATGAAAACAGTGTATATCTAGAACATTACACTTTTTCTAGCCCGGGAAGTAATACTACTCATAGTACATCTTTTTATCTTACTTCAACTGAAGACCATGTTTTTAGAATGCAAAGTACTCAAAATGATTACTCAGGTATCACTATGGTATGTAATGCAACATCAGACGACTCAGATCAGTCTGATTGGTTCCGCATTAACTCATGGGTTGAAAAGACTGGTACAGAAGCTAACATAGAGGGTTCACACCAGATCGGTTTACTATCAGGTAATGAAGGAAGTTTTTATGCAACACCTGCTGCTGGAAGTGCTCCCTCATTTATGAGCGGTAGTGTATCAGGCGATTTCACTGTATATTCAAGATCATATAGACTAATGTGGAGTGGTGTTATTAATGCCAAGGCTAGCGATAACACATCTTATTTCCAGGGCATAAATGCTCAAGAAGGTAATATAAGACTTTACTACGTTAGAGCAGATGGAACCCATGTACAGAGAACCGTTGATAGAGATATGCTAAGATCATATCAAATTAGTGCTGGTGACTTTTATGCAAGACATCACCACATGGTCTTTGTTCATAACTCAGATCACTCTATAGAGTTCTATTATAATGGTGTCAGAGTTGATGATTCATATATAGGTGCTGAACAAAATGCAGTTATTGCTGATGCACCCGCAAATGGCACAGATGCTATAGTCCTTAACTCTAACAACAATAGTGAAGTAGAAGAGGAACGTACTAATGGAGGCTTTGATATACAGCTCTTTGCTGGATGGAATAGTGCTTTAACAGAAGCCCAGGTAGAAGGTCTTTATAACTACTTTAAAGGAATGACACAGGCTGATATAGTTACTAATTATTCACCAACCTTCATTTACAACTTTACAGAAACTAATGTTGATAAAAACGATACCATATCTGATGGATCTGGTAATGGTTATGACCTTGAAGTTAAATATGATGATGCGTCTGTTTCTAATGCAGCTTATACTGATTTTGTTAGCGCAGACTTTAACCTTATAAGTTTTGAAGGTAATGGTTCAAACTATGAGCAGGATATTACATTTGGTTCAGAGTTTGGCAGAACACAGATGAAAGGCGAAACACAGCTAACCAAGCTATCTGCTACTGATAGTATGGTTGGATCAGCCGTACTTGATGGAGCAAGCCCGCCTAGAGCAACTGTTTCTGCACCAGCAGTAACTGCTAACACTCTCATACTTCTAACTGCACAGGAAGCCATCTCCAATGATTCAACGCCATATATTGTTGATCTAACTGTTGGTTCAGGTTTTACAATTGGAGCAACACATAATGGAGATACAACTACTATAGCGTGGATGTTAGTTGAGCCGGTGTAATTTAAGTAAGAAGCATAAATGAATGAGAGGTGTATTAAGTGGTATTACTAGATCTGCTGGAAATGGTTAGGTTTGAATGCGGTGAAACTACTGAATCTTTCTTTAGTTCTCAGCGCATAATGCAAACAATTATGATGAGGCAAATGGAAGTATCTGCTGCTATTGGTGGAGTAACTACCGATGGCTATGTAGTGTATCCGCTTGACTCTGATGGTACAGCGTCTACTTATGAAGCTGATCTACCATTTAGAGCTATGTTTGTTAAAGAGGCAGACCTTAAGCAAGATACTATAAGACCTCTTACACTACGTCGTTCCAGACCTAGAGTTTATGGAACATATGACTTTGGTGATCCATTACACTTCTACGTTGTAAATCAAGAAGATCCTAAACTAGGCCTTTATCCAGGGCCTAATCCTTATACAATTACCGGCACTATATCAAGTTCTGGTACAACCGTTACAGGCACAAACACCTTGTTTACGGATGAACTTACGATTGGCCAGAATATATATGCAGATGACCAGCTACGTACGATAGCCACTATTACAAGTGACACTGCTCTTACCACCACGGTAGCATTTAATCCTGCATTAAGCGGGGAAAGTGCTACTGCTGGTGGAAGAGTACGTATTAGGTATAAGGCTGTTACGTATGAAAATGCCTACAGGCTAAAGTATGTTGGTGATGCTGAGGCTGCTGAAGTTGAAGTTACTGGTAGTGGAATAGAAGTTACAACTACAACTTCTGGTGTTTCCTCAACAGAATCTTTTGATTTTGCCACATATGACACATATGGTTCTATGAAAACAGCACTTGAAACAGTTTCAGGACTGACTGTTGTTTCATCTCACCCTGATACAGAGTCTATTGACATGGAAATACAAGGCCCATTTAATATTTATGAAATATGGGGAGTGCTCTTTGATGGTATAAAACTTGATAATCAAACGGCTCCTTTAGTTGTTAGGGGAACTGTTGCAACCCTTAGACGCAGGGATGATTCTGCGGCTAAAGCAAATGCTGCCTTAGCACAGTATTATAGGGAACTTAAAGAGATTAAGCAGAATATGATAGCCAAAGAAGAGCCAGGTAATCTTACAATTATAGATGCTTATAAAGCGCCTAGCTACTACTATGTGTGGGATGTAACAGATAACACTTAAAACGAGGAGTTAATATGATCTTCACTATAGGAGACTTCTCTGGCGGCATAAATAAGAATAAGTCTAAGTTTGCCCTAAAAGATAATCAGGTGGTTAAAGCCACCAATATGATTATATATCCAGAGGCATCATTAACAAGAAGAAAAGGCTACACCAAAGTTAATACTGTAGCCACCTCTGACTTATTAAAGATAACTAACGCCCATATCAACTATCAGGATGGTGTTAGTGCTTATCTTGTTGCCGGGCAAACTACTACTGACGGTGCATTTTATAAGTTAGTTGGTTCAGAACTTACTGAGATAACAGGTGGTACATCTTTTAACAACTCAGATAACCTTAATATATATACGTTTAGGGAATATGCGCTGTTCTTTGATGGTGAATCTTTTGATTATTCAGAAGATCTGTCAACAAAGAGTGCTTGTGGTTTTACAGGAAATACACTAAAGCCAAGGCTCTTAGCTGCAAGTGATAAAAGGCTTTTTGTTGTTGATAGCAGATATCCTAACTCATTGTTTTATAGTGACTTCAATGGATATTCTGGTTCACCGGCAGACTGGCAGTTCCCCACTAATAATGAAATAGAAATACCTGACCATAGCGCTGATCCTTCCGGTATAACCAATATACTTAGTGTTGGTCCAGAAGATTCATTACTTATATTTAGAGAAAATGATGTGTGGAAACTTATAGGTGAGGGCTATAGCAACTATGTGCTAAGAAAACTTATTAGCCCGGGTGGTTGTATATCACCAAGAGGAGCTGCTGTAACAGCAAGAGGAGATGTTATATTTATAGGTAATGGTAACATCTATGAATATGATGGTGAAAGGGTTAGCATTATTGGGCAAGACATTAGAGACGATATAAAGGATGCTGATTTAACAAGTGCAACAGCGGTTTATGAGCCGTATTATGATATTGTAATAATTGGTTGGGAAGATAAAAGCCTTGTTTGGCATTGCTCAACCAGGTCATGGACTGAGTTTACCTTTCCAATGAACACAAGTGAGAGGTTTATTAAGTCTACAGAAGATAATGAAATATACTTTACTCATGGCTCAAGCATCTATCATATGTTTGATAGTGAACAAGATGATGGTGAAGATATCAGGTGGGAAGTTGAAACAAGAGCTTATATGGTTGATAGTTTCTATTATCTATCTACCTTTAGGGATTGTAAATTTCTTGTTGAATCAACAGAAGAAGAGCCATTTAATATTACTGTTTATTCAGATGGTGTAACGGTTAGAGACTGTGCTGCAACTCTAAAAACTATAGGTGGAGAATGGGATGTTGATAAGTGGGATATTATGTTATGGGCTGGGAAGGCAAATGTGGCTTATTTACAAGGAAATGTTAATAATGCCATAAGGCAGGCAGACCATAAGGGCCACTTCTTTATAGTTAATATACAACAAGAAGATGATAACCCATTCACCTTGCACGGAATTGCAATAAATGTGCAGGAACCAAAGGGTCGAAAAGAACAGTAAAAGCATAAAAGGAGTAATAAAATGGCAGTATTACCAACATTAACGACCTTTGTGGCTTATACTAAGGCCATAGCCCAAGAGGTAAATGATAACTTTACGGCTCTTAGGAGTGCATTATCTACTCTTGATGGCCCTAACAATATGATAGAAAATGCTATTACAGCTAGAGAACATAGTGATATGAGCTCAAGTACAGATACTTTTCATTCAGCTGAAAGCATAGAGATTGCAGATAGTGGTGGAATGTACTCTTCTGATAATGTAGAAGATGCACTACAAACCATAGGTGGAGTTATTGGTCTGGATGATGGTTCTCTACCAGCAGGTACTGGAATTATAAGATTTGTTGATTATGACTATGAAGCTGAAAAAGATGCCTATGCAGATTGTTCAGTAACAATACCTGCTAATACAGCATCAACTGGTCTATTAGTTACTATGACAGCTATGAACAGGGCTACTGCTGGAGTGTGGGCTGCAAGATATATATCTGTAACAATAAAGGTTGGATCAAATGATGCTGAGAATATGTCGTCATTTGGTTCAGAAGATTATAGATTCCAGATCAATGCCAGTGGTGATGATAACAAAGAACTGTCTAGAGAAATGGTAATAACAGCGGCTACAACTTCTGGATTAACCCATCCATTTGATCCATCAGAAGAGACTGTAATTACATTCCAACAGCCTTGGACAGCAGGTGGAGCAAAGGAAGATTTATTTGAACACTACACCCTTGTAGCCAAAGCTTTTTAATTTTATAGAAGGAGTTAAAGATATGGCTTTTGCAGATCTTTTAGGTAAAACAAGTCTTGAAACAGGTGAGAACCTGTTAAAGGGTTTATTCTCTGCACAAGAGCATGAAAGCACTAAACGAAAGGAACAAACTGCTGAACTCATAGCTGAACAAATGGCAGGTAGAGGTATCCTTGATAGTGGTATTCACATGAGAGCTCTTGAAGAAGCGATGTCAGCTCTGACTGCTGAGGAAGAAGCGGCAAGAAATAAGATGGTGCTTGATGTTTATAGTGCTCTTGATAAAACAACTCAGCAACAGTTGAATCGTGATTTCCAGGAGAAGATGGCCAAGCAACAGATGATATTCCAGCAATCTCTGGCTAATCAACAAAAGAGAGGGAATATCCTTAGTGGCATACTAGGACTTGGTGCTGCTGCTATTGGTGCTGGTAAATTGTTTTAATAAACAAAGGAGTTATATAAATGGCTATTATTAACCCATATAGCGGTCTACAAAACCTTGGTGCATTATGGCTGGAAGGTCTTAAAGCTCGATGGGCAAGAGAGGCTGCATTTGAGAAGCTGCAAGAAGAAAGAGCAAAACGTAAAGCTGAAGAAGATGCGGCTAAAAAAGAAGCACAATTAGCGCAGGATGATCTAACTCTTAGAGAACAAGAGATGGCCCAGGAGCAGTCTAATAAAAGAGTTGATTATGCCCTTGATATAAGGGAGCAAGCTCTTGATGGTATAAAGAATGCTCATGAATATTCTAATCCTAACACTAGAAGAACAGAGATTGAAAGGTTCAAAAGGATGGCACAAACTGCAAATAACATCCTTAATGAAGAACTTGGCATAAATATAGAAGATGGTGTTGTTGAGAAGTATGAAAAGCTAACTCCTTCTCAGGCATATATGATGAATCCTGAATTTGAAGATGCTGTTAAAAAGAGAATGTTAACCAAGATTAAGATGACAACACCTGAAGCGGCTGTTATGGCTTCTGTTTTAGAGCAGCTTAATCAGGCTGGCAAGCTTGAACCTGCTATGAATGATGCTTCTAATCTTTCTGCTAAAGCAGCAGAATGGAATAAAAAGAAGATAGAAGAACAGGCTAAGATAGAACAGGCCAAGATAGAACAGGCCAAGATAGAGCCGTCTTTAACTCCTAAAGAGCCCGTTGTTAAGTTAGGTGAAGCTCCTTCTATGGCTATAATTTCAAGAGATACTATAGCCCAACAGGTTACTAGCCCAATAGTTAAAGAGATGTCGCCAAATGCAAAGCTTAGAATATCCAGCACTACAAGGGGAGCAGAGGTTGTAACACAAAGCCCTGCTGAACCAATGAAGTCTACAGTAGAAGGAAACGTTGTAAAAGCCGGCTTTAATGATAAGATAGGTAATTTTGTATCAATAAAGACTCCTGAAGGTAAAACTATAACATATTCTAATGTTGGTAAAGTGTATGTTAAAGAAGGAGATGTTGTGTCAAAGGGCCAGCCTATAGCAAGTTCTAAGGATTATACTGCAAATATTACAGTTAGAAACCCTGATGGCACTGTTGGTGGTCCTGAACAGCTGTCTATGGAGTTTAAGGAACTTCCTAATGCCGCAAGAATAGCCCTAATGAGCAGTGGGGTTGGCGTTTATGAAGGATTAAACAGTAATTATAAGAGTCAGATGGAGGCATTTGATAACAATCTTAAGAGTAATGTTGTTGATTTAGCCCAACAACTACAAGATCCATGGATTACATTTGATCAAGAGAAAGATATAAGAAACCAGATCAATGATCTAATGGAAAAGAGAATTGATATGTATACAGACTTTATTGAATTACAGCAAGAACAGGAGAGGATTGGAATATCTAAAGAAGAGCAGCAAGCAAGAATCAAGAAAGCAGACCGTACTGCTGGTTTAGCCCTTAAAACTGCCTATGATATGTTAAATAGCTATGTTAAACAAAGAGTGTTAACTCCTACTGAGTGGGAAAGACAGTCAACTGGACAGTATAATACTTATGGAGAATATGTTTCTGCTAAAACAGCAGAGCTAAAACCAGAATTCCTTAGTCAATATGGCGATGCCATCAGTTATAAAGATGAGGAAGGCAACATCGTTACTGTCAGAGAAGCTCTCAGTAGAACCTCTACTGCTCCCAAAAGGAGTGGATATTGGGACTCCGGTAAAAGCGCATCAGACATATTAGATCAATTTGTTGTAGAGTAAAACAATAACTAAGTAGGTGTTTTATGATAAAGGCTACTCTCAAAGACGGAAGAACTGTAAATATTCCTGAAGATAAGTTTACTCCTGAAGTTAATCAAGCCCTTAAAGAACAGGTAGATGGGCCTATTAGCTATACTGATGCTAATGGCAAGAACTATTCTGTGCCTGTGGATTCTATAACTCCAGAACTTATAGATGAAATGCGTAAAAGAGCTGGAGCTGTAACACAAGAACCATCTATACAAGAACCATCTATACAAGAATTACCTAGTGCTCAAGTTACTCAATTAACTATGGGTGGACCTACTATGGGTGAGCCTACAACTATTGGTGAACATAAAGGCCCAATAGAATCCTCTATAGCTGATAGTATTGAAAAGCTTGTTAAACCAGCTGCTAGTCAGGCTAAGCAGTTCTTACTAGGTGCAAGTAAGGTAGCAGTAGATGTTGGACATTTCTTTGGTAAATCACTATCTTCCTCACCTGTTCCTTTGATGGGGCCAGGACCTGCTGGTGTTCAGCCTATGTTTACAGAAGTAAAGGCTCCTACTGAAAGAAGGAAAGAGTTTGAAGAAAGCTTTGGCACAATGGTAGAAGCTCCTTTAAAGAGGGCTATGGTAGAGTCTGGGGCTTTAAAAGAGGGTGAAACCTCTCCTGCATTTAAAGCTGGTGAAATAGGCGGGGAGATACTAATGGCATCTGCTATACCTATTCCTGGCGGTGTTATAGGCAAACCAATTATTAGAGCTCTTGGTGAACCAACTGGATTTCTTGCCAGAGCTGCTGCTCATGGTGTTGGCTTTGGTGCAGAAGGTGCTGCTTTTGGTGCAGGAACTGCATTATTAAGGGGCAAAACTGAAGAGATACCTGAGTACACTATGGGAGGGGCTGTTGGTGGTGGAGCTTTAGGAGCAGGTGCTTCATTACTTAGAAGTGGTGGTAAAGGAGTTGCTAGAGGTGTTGGTAGGCTATTTGGTAAAGCAGAGGGAGCAGTAGAAGAAGCAGCAGTAGAAGGTGCAGAAGCGTTAAAAAGAGATGTTGAGATTAAGAATGAGCTCTTAGACCTTGTATCTATTGATGACCAAGAACTTATTGGTAAGGTAGCAAGAGATGTAACTGAAGGCACTAATATAAATCCTGATGATGTAGCTGCCAGAATTGATGATGCTATAGGTGGAGGATACAAGAGTGATGAATTAGTCAATGAAGTTACAGCAGGGTTAAAGAAGTTACAACAATATAAAGAGGTAGCATCTAAAGAAGTTGAAGGAGTTAAAGCTAAAGGATTCCTGAGCGAAGATGTACAAAACCTATTAGATGAAGTTCCTTCTATAAGAAAACCATCTATGCCTGACAATCCTGCTGGTGCAAGATTTAGTGATGAGGATATTTATGAAGGATTAGTTCATGCTGATAAAGCTAGCCTTGATGAAATTGAGAGCCTTGCATCTAAACAACCTGATGATAGGATTCTTGCAGGAGGAAAAGAAGGTAGAGACCTTTGGTCAATCTATAAAATAAGGCTAATAGAAGTGGGAAAAAATATTGGTTTAACTCCAGATGAAGCAAAAAGATCAGCTGGTGAAGTTATTAGATCAACGCTATTACCTTCAATTAGTAGTGATAATTCAACTAGAAAGTTATATGATGCTCTATCTGAGCTTGCTGTTGAAGCTGAAGTACTTAAAGCAAAAGGTATTAAACTGCCTAAAACTTATGAGGCTTTATTATCTGACATTAGAACTAAACCACAAATGCCAAGGAAACCTTTTGGTGCAAAGCTTGCAGAGGTAAAGTCTACAGAATACCCTCCTGTAGTAAAGAATGTAGATATAAACAATCCATCTGATGAACAAAGAGTCATTGCAAAGAACTATATTAAGTTCTGGAAGAATAGGAAGAATGATTTTGGTATTAGACTTGAACAGCCAATATATTCTATGATAGCCAAAGATACTTCTGAAGGTGAAAGTGCAGCAACCCTTCTTATAAGGAAATATGTTGGTACAGCAGAAGAAGAGGTTCCAGGCTTAAGTACTCCCAGAGCTATGAGAGTTTGGTGGGAGAAAAGGTTAGAAGAGATTAGGTCTTTTGCCAGACGTGAAACATATAAAGATGCTATAGCCAAGTTTAAGAAGGTTACTAAAGAAGATTGGGATTCTATAGTTAGTGGTGCAGATAATTTTGATGTAACACCTGCTGGTAAGGAAGCTCCTGGTGACTTTATAAAGTCTAATATACGCACTAAAATAGGGGAAGATGAGTTTGAACTATTAATTAAAGATACAGAACAGGCAAAGACTTGGTATGCAGGCATTGATAATAAAGAAGCTCTTGCCACCTATAAAGCATTGGCATATAAATACACGCAAGAAATGCCAGATAAGAAGCCCCTTTTTGGTAAGCTAATAACCAATGAAATGATTAATAAAGAAAGGACTACAAGGTCTGGCTTAACCAATGAAGAAATAGTTGATCAGATTGCAAGATCAATGACACCACAAGAAGTAGTAGTTTCTGCTATTGATGACATAGAAGCCTTAAGAGTTTATAAGGCAATGGCTGCACAGGTTGAATTAGAGCTTGCTGATCAATATGGTCATGCTAGAAGGGTAGGTCAAGGCCCGTCTGATGAAGTATTTATAAAACCTAAGTATAGCAAGGGCAATGATTTATGGAGAAAGCAAGAAGAAGCATTACTTAAAGATTCTTCACCTAAAAGGACTGATGAGTATAGTAAGGCGTATAAAATAGAACATATCCAAGATAGGCTGGGAGAAGTTGTTTTTGTGAAAAAGAACGTTAATGAGCCCGGGGTTTGGATACCAGCAGAAGCAAAAGCGGCATTAAATAAAGTTAATGAATTTACTTCATGGGGAACTAAGATCAGACCTATAGCCAAGGCTTCTGGTGAAGCTGTAAGGGGGTTCCATAGATATTGGAAAGCTACTATGCTAGCACATCCAGGTACAGTTTTAACTAATACAATAGGTGGAGGCTTACAGTTCACTGCAAAGGCAGGAAATGATTTATTTATGGACTTTGCAGACGGGCTAACACATCTTAGCAGCGTATTTAGTAAAGGTGAGAAAGTACCTTTTAAGTCAAAAAGGTTTGCAAGAGATGTAAAAGCAATGTTTTCTGCGTTCGGAAAGGGCAAAAAAGTAGATACAAGAATTCTTGGTGGAACATTTGCTGGTGAAGATCTGCTCTTTGATAAAGCGTATATATCAACGCTAAGAGATAAGTATGGGCGTTTTGGTAGCTTTAAATCATGGCCCGCCTTTAGAGAAACATTAGATCGTGCAACTGTAGGTTATATGAAAGCTGCTCTTTTCTTTCAAAATGCTTCTGAAATATATTGGAAAAGGGTTGCCATGCTTAGTGAGATGGATATAGACCAAATAGAAGAGGCAACAAGAATAATACAAGCATCTAAAGGTGAAATAGGAGCACAAGACAGGGAATTAATCAGACAGTTTGGTGATGCTCTATCAATAGTTGATAGGTTCACTCTTAACTATAATAAGAATCCTGAAGGTGTTAACTGGTTAAGAAAGCATATTATGCCGTGGATTTCTTATATATATAACAGTGCAAGGCTTATAACCTCGCAGCTGCCTGGAGGCATAAAACAGCTTGAAACAGATGAAGAAATGATAGCACTATTAAGGCAGATGGAAAGAAACTCTATTATGCCAGAGAATAAATACTATAATTCTACTGATGCTGTACTTAGCTTTAGAAACTCTAAGAACATAATAAGGCAGTTTAGAAAAGACCAGGGCCTTGAACCTATTCCTGTTATGAGTGATTATCTTGGATACTCTATGCTTAGTGAAAAGGAAGTTCCTGCATTTAATGCGTGGGCAAGACAAAGGGGCATAGAGAAGCCAGAAGCTATAAAACCTTTTATGGATAACTTCTATAAGAAGAACCTAAAAGCACAGATAGCTGGATTAGTTGGTATAGCTACAACAATGGCTCCATTCTATTTCCTTGGAGATGAAGAAGCTCCAATGACTCCTAGTGAAGTTGATTGGCGCTATGAAACAGTTGGTAGGGCAAAGGTCCCTGAAACTGTAGAAGAAAGATTCTTGCCAGAGAGCCGTAGAGAAAAGGATTATTATGTTAAAACTAATAAGTACTTCCCTCTTATGGCAGGACTTGAACAGTTATTAGAAGCAGGATACTACAAGTGGGAAGATATACAAATGCACAATGTTGGTGGTAGCCCAAGAATGAGGAGAGCATGGAAGGGCTTTACTAAAACAGCTGTGGAAGAGGCGGTTTCTACTGGCCCAGCATTAGACTTTGTAATGTTCTCTGTTGGTTTAAAGAACAAATATGATCAACATAAAAGCACACCGGATAAAATATGGGAGATAGTTACAGGTTTTGCCCCATTTAGTAGATTAGGAAAAGACATAAAGCCACTGGTTGATGTTGGTGTGTCACAGGGAGCCGCAGCTTTATTTGATAAAGAGGCTAAGCTTAAGTTAAAAAAGGGTCCTTTCACTACTGGTCCATGGAAAATGTCTGGATATAAAGAAAGAGAAATCCCTGTTATATTACAGGAATGTAAACTTCTTGGCCTAACTGTTAGTGAGCAGGATGTTATAGACAGGGCTATAGCAATAAGGGAAGCTGCTGCAAGAGAAGTTGCAAAAGAATACAGTAAAAGAGCCAGTATCATAGCCAGACAGGCATATGAAAGTGATGCAGATTTAGAAGAATTCTTTAGAGGAGAGCTAAAGAACATTGATGAATGGGTTGAAACTATCCCCATTGATATGGACGATAAGATGAAACATAGGATAAAAACCAGGCTAAGAGAAGAGATTAACACTCTTAGGTTAAGATATAGAAAGCAATCCGTAAAAGGTGAGCAAACAAATGAAAGTAAATAGAGTAGAGCTTGAAAAGGTTTACACTCCTGTACGTGTTAAATTCGTTGACTTTGATAACGATGAATTTGGCGTGTCTGGTAATCCTATATATGTTACTGGCACTGGTGATCTAGGAGAAGTTACTGTTGATGTTAGCACACTCCCTGATACCGCTGCAACTGCTGCTAATCAGGCGCTTTTACAAACATTACTAGGCACTACAAACACAAATCTTGATACAGTAAACACCAATTTAACCTCAATAGGCTCAACGCTAGACAATAGTTATACTGAACTTGTTAGTATTGGGTCTACCTTAGATGCTGGAATAACAGTAGAAGCCACAGACTTTGATATAAGAGCCCTAGATTCCTCCACAGATAGTGTGTCTATTGAAGGTGGTAATTCCACAGATGTAAAGATAACACTGGACAGTGAAACGGTAGATGTTACAGCAACTGATTTAGATATAAGGGATTTGTCTTATGCACAAGATTCTGTAGAAATTATAGACGGTGATGGTGACAGCTTAGATTTTAATTCAGATGGTACTATCCGTGAATCATCAACAGGAAACACCATAACTGGTACAACCCAAGAAATGACTTTAGCAGATACGGAGTATTCTGTAGATTTAGGAAGTAATGTAACAGGATATGAATTTTGGTGTAGAGAAGATGAGGATATAAGATTCGCATTTGCATCTGGTAAAGTTGCAGGTCCTACCGATCCATATTTCACGCTAAAAGCTGGGGAAAGTTATTATGTTGAAAATCTAGATTCTTCAGAAGTATTATATTTTGCTTGTTCTAAGACAGGAAAAACAGTTGAAGTAATTTATAGGAGTAGAACTTAATGCCTAAGCGAGGAATAAGATATTCAGTATTAGATGATCGCTATTTGTTATTGGATTGTTCTAATGATCCTTTAACTGGTGATTTATCAACCACTGGTAAAATACATATTAATGCAGATAGTACTAATCTTGAAATTGGTGCTGATAGTGATATTCAAATATATCATTCTGGTACGCATGGATATGTATTTAACAATACTGGTTCTCTATTCTTTCTTAACTCTAATGGTAACTCGGCTTTATGGCTTACTCCAACTGCTGTAACAATTAATGATGGTGGAAAGAATAACGTAGATTTTAGAGTTGAAACGAATAATCAGGCTTATGCACTTTTTATTGATTCTGGAAACGATACTGCTGATTTTAATGTTGAAATAGACATGAATGATAAGCGCATCCATAATGTACAAAGAGTTGAAGCCAACGATTATTTAATACTTGGGGATACATATGATAATGTAAACACATATTGGGGTGCTGTTAATCCGTTTACATCGATATCATATGATGGTTCAACACCCGCATCACTGTATAAAGTTATTGCATCTTCCTCTGGAGCACAATGGATACTTGGTAAAGCAAGAGGCTCAAGTGCTTCCACAATGGCAGCTGCACAGGATGACGATCCACTAGGTGGTTTTATTTTTAAAGCACATGATGGGAGTAATTTTCAGAATAGTGGAGCTATTAGGGCGTATGCAGATGGAACAATATCCACTGGTGATACGCCGGGCAGATTGATATTTGATACAGTTCCCGCAGGGAGCACTACATTAACATCTAGATTTGGAATATATGAAGATGGAAAGTTTATGATTGGTGAATATACCGGTGATCCAATTGATACATTGGGAGTGGTTTATGGAACAGCTGCTGGAGCAATGCCTACACTTAGATTACAAAATGCAAATGGTGCAATAAACGATACAGTTGAATTAGTTTTTAAATGTAATGCTGGTGTAACCTCTAATAGGGCCAAAGGCGCTATCATTTTTAAAAGAGAGGATACTGACGGTAGAGGGGATATGCATTTCTGCTTGGAAAACACAGCATCTAGTGCGGCAGTAGATTCTACAGATTCTGTAATGGTTATTAAACAAAATGGTGATATATATACACAAAATGATAATCAGAATTTTTATTTTGGTGCTGGACAGGATGCGCATTTAGTATTTGATGGAACTAATTTGAAAATCATAACAGATGATGTAGTGGCATCAGATTTAATAGTAGACTGTGGCACAGAAAAAACGCTGGAATTAGCAGAAGTTGTATGGAACGACATAAACATTGGTGCTGTTAATCTTTCTTTACCAGCTTCATCTCAGCCGGATGAAGTGCAGTATGTAGATGAAAATGGAACGAATACAGGGATATATACTTATGGATTCGATGTTGGTGAAAAAGTTTCTGCCGAGATAGAGTTGATGCATGATTATAAGGAAGGAACAGATTTATATTTTCATGTACATTTTCAGGGAGCCATCGCACCAACAGGAACTGATAAAGTGAGATGGCAATTAACATATACTGTAGCGCAGATGGATCAAACATTAGATGCAGTCACAACAATTACAAAAGAAATAGATTATGACACACAATACAAATTCCTTATTTGTGAATTTGATGCAATAGATGGAACAAATTTTAAAATTGGTGATCAATTCATGCTCACACTTGAGAGAATAGCTGCAACAAGTGATGAATATGCTGGCGATGCTATCGTGGCTTCCATTGGTATACACTATCAGATTAATACGCTAGGAAGCAGACAAAGGTTGATTAAATAGCGAGGTGAAAAATGGCACTTAATATAAGCAAAGAAACAGGGTTTGGTGTTAATGCTACATACTGGCACATTACAAAGATATATATAAATTATCATGTTGGGATCCTCACAGCTATTATGGAAGGTCATTTGGATGAAGATGCACGGCGTAGCGGAAAAGCTAAGTTAAAGGACGTTGCCTTTGAGTTTACCGGAAGCGATTTCGATTATGGTTTTGATGATAATATTACAAGTAAAACGTATGATAAGATAAAGCTGATGAAAGAATGGTCTTTATCAAAAGATGTGTAAGGAGATATCTATGCCAAAACCAAGAAAGAATGAAAAACGTAAAGACTATGTTGAGCGCTTTTGTGATGATTCAAGAATGAAGCGCAAATATAGGAAGCGTGACCAACGCTGTGCCATTGCTTATAAAGAGTGGCGACAACACAAAAATAAAAAGAAATAATACAGGAGACTTACATGAGAGAGAATACTGTTAATTCAAGACTTCAATATCTACTTACAGACGAACAGAATGAAAGGCTAAAGAAGATTATTGCAAATGAATCAGCACTTAAGGACAAGGTTTTTGAACTATTTAAGGCATTCGTAACTACACACAAATCTTATAGCGCCATAGAGCTTGAAAAAGAAGAAGTAAGAATTGAAATACTCAAGAGTTTAAACCTTGAAAATGTTGCAAATGATATGGTTATAGACTCAAAGAATGGGATTTTACATCTGATTGAGCCTGATACAAAACAACAGGTAGAGGTAGAATTAGAAGAGTTAGAGGTAGAAGAACCAGAGATAGAAAAACCAGAGATAGAAGAACCAAAAGCTCTTTATAGCCCAAATGTAAAGCAAGAAAGTGATGAAACTAAAGAACTGGAAGATAAAATACAGGAGCTACAACAACGGCTGGCCCAACAAAAGAGAAGAAGTATGGATGAACTGAAGGATATACCTGTTAGCCCGAGGAATATTACTAACAATAAGCCAAAATATAAAGAGGTTATATATCCTTAATAGTTATATATCCTTAATAGTGTAAAATAGGATTGATTTAAATGGACGAAGTTACTCAGCCACTACAATTACTTGATGGTACAACCATAGGAGTTTTAGGCTTTGTATTAGCCTCAAGCTCTGTCATTATAAGTAAGCTATTTGATAAGCTGTTTGGTATTATCTCAAACCTTATAAGCAAAGATGAAGACGACACGGGCTTTAATGATCTTAATGATAGTATCAATAAGCTAGATATAGGCCTTAACAAACTAGATGCTGGCATTAATAACTTAGACATAGGCATTAATAAGCTATTAGAAATCCACAATATAACAGATATTAATGGCGTTCTACTCTGCTATTTCCCACAAAAAGTTAAAGATGACATAAGTGATATACTGGAAAAGCTTAGAGACTTAGAAGAAAAACAGAAGTCTCTTTATTCGCAGATTGATAGGCTTGCAATCAGCTCAAAAGAAGCATCAAATGAGATTAATCATTCAAATGATGAAAACACACAGGCTACATTGAAACTTTCTTCTGCCATAAAAGAGCTAACAGGTCAGTATGTAGTAACCTCAGAAAGACTAAAGGATATTAAAGACCTGTTAACCAGAAGTATTATTGGACAGGGGTGATAGATAAATGGATTGTATTAAACAGAGGAGAAAAGCCACAGTAGAACTTAATAAGGCTACAGCTCTTTTGTTAGCGCAGATTCGTAAGGCAAATGAACTGTTAAAAACAGAAGAAGCATCAGATACAAAAGGCTTAGGTACAAAGGAGTTAGGTACTGAGATAGGATCATTAGAAGGATTCTTTGGCGGCAATCTACCATTCGCACGGATATAACTTAGAAGATTATAGAAACTTAGAAGATTATAGATAATAAAAAGCCTCCTAAAAAGGAGGCTTTCTTCGTAAGAGGTTAAAAGGACGTTATTTGCCTGCTTGACGGCTCGCCCCTGTGCAACATATTATAACACTTTTAATCACTTTTTACATAGCTTCTTTAAACATTTAGGAACATCTTCCCTGTGGTCCACACTTGTAGGTGTTATCTCTATCCCGCCATATGCTGCATAGTCTGTTTTATCTATCTTGCGCCTTCTAACTGCTGTGTGATAAGCTTTGTGTGCAACATTAGATGGAAAATAAACAAGGTTAGAAGCCCTATTGTCCTTACCATTATAGTTTTTATGGTGGATAGCGCCACCATTTTTGCCCAAACAAAGAAAGGCTATCAGCTTGTGCACATAAACCCTGCCAACATCTCTTGATTTAAGGAGATTAGTTGTTAGACGATAGTACTTTCCACCCGCACATGAGGTCATCTTATAAGAATCTATGTCAAAGTACAGCTTTTTTGTCCTTAAAGGCTTACGCCTTGGCCTTTTATATTCAACAGAGGATGCCCCAGGGTCGTCCACATTAAACTTTTGCAGAGCGATATGGCCATGACCCTTAGTTTTATCATCTAATTCATATATGGAGGAGTCTGTTTCGTGTATTGCTCCCACCTTTACTGATGTTTTTATGTATAAAGGGGCTAAGGTGAGGGGCTTTGTTTCTATACTTGGTATTGAATTAACTCTTGGTATTGAAATTGTTCTTACTTCTTTACTGTTTATCATATTAATCATCTCTCGTCATCTCCTAATTCTTATTTTATAGGTCACTTCCTATGTAGTATTTGCTATCAAATGGCTCGTCCTCAAAGTACTTGTCTTTATATGAGCCAATTTCTTCTATTGGTGAACCATCTGATTTTGTTAGAAAAGCTTTTGCTGCCAGCTCGTCTGGATCATCAGAGTAAAACTTCTTCTTACTTCTCTTTATAAAGTTAAGAACCTCCCCTTTAATAGATGTGTACAGGTATCCCACAAACTGTTCTATAACCATATCATCATCTCTTTTTTCTAAGCACTTCATTGAGCGAAGTAAGCACATCTGTCTTGCGTCGTCCTGTATGTCTGCTGGGATACCATATCTGTTGAGAGCCCAGTTGATAACGCTGTTGATTGCTTTCCATAGAGCTTCTTCCTTAACTCTACCTTCTGGCATTTCATCTATTTCCATCCATAAATCTGTCATTGTTCTATTCTCCATTATATTCTTTGTTTTAGTTCCACATTGTAGTAGAATGCATCTGACCTTTTAGTTCTTTTAATGCCTATCTTGCTTAAACTTCTGCCAAAAGCTGTGGCAGTTGTATCCTGATGTTTACCTTCTTCTTTTGCATAGTCTAAGAAAGCATTGTATAGATCGGCAGCTCTTGAGGCAACCTTATTTTTTGATTCTTTGGTGCGCCTTGCAAGGAACATAGAAACAAAAGAGTCTAAAGAGCTGAACATTTCTTGTTCTATTATGGGCGCTTGCCTCTTTATTTCCTCTTCCATGTAGCTGTCTATTGTTATTCCATTAGCCTTTGCCACATCTTCGACCTTTATCCCTTTTATAAGGGCCAGATTTAACATGGCTGTAACTATTTGCTTTGCTTCATTTCTTTTCATTGTGCTATACCTTTACTTTCTATTTTGTATGGTGCTTTTTTATATGGGGTTTTGCTCCAAGCTCCACTTATTCTAGGTAAACAGTTATACATAAGATATCTGCTAAAGCAAGTTGGACACCTATTAGAGAGCTCTTTTAGTGAAACTCTTTTATTGACGATCCCTATTGGGCTGTCAGAGGGAGGTTCTTCTATGGGGCTTTTGTGTGTGTATCCCCTTATTTCCATCTCTTCTGCCAGCGCATTGTGCCTTTCTACTACACTTTGAGGTTCAAGAATAGAAAAATATCCGTCTATATTCTTCCCTTTTTTAAGCGCCCCAACTAACATGTGGCACTCAACGTGTTCTCCCAGCAGGTGTTTCCTGCAAAGAATCCTTGGTTCTATCATCCACATTCTCATTGTTCTGTACCTTTCTCTCCCTTTTGCTTTCTCCCCTTTTTGTTTGCTGCCTTTAATCTTATTAATACAGAAAGTGCACCACAAATGCACGCATAAATAATTATTTTTTATTCCTAAAGTCCTCATAACACCAGTCAAGATACTGATATTCTTCGTAAGTATCTGGATCAAGATATCCTATCCAATATGCCATGAACTCTCTTTCTTTTAATAGCTTCTTTAGCTGCTTTGCATACTCTGTTTCTGCGTCAACCTCTCCTGTAATGTGTAGCTCTGGCTCTGTTTTAAGGTATCTTATACTATTTGAGATGGTTTCCCATGGATATTCACCTGTTTTATCACGCCATGTTTTAATCTTTTTAATAGAATTAAGGCCAGATATTGTCCTAAGGTCATCAAAACACTGTCCAATCGCCGCAATAAGGAGGTTTTCATAACAGCTTCCTACCTGTTCATCCATAACTTCTTCGGCTGTAATAGGTTCTTCTCCTCTACTATCAAGCTCAAGTAATAGCTCTTGATAGCTGCTTACTACCTTTTTCCTTGTGGTCTTTTTGCTAGTCATTGTGTAACTCCTTACTTATATTCTATTTTTACTCATTATTATTATGTCCTGCACTCTTAATTATAGATCTTTTTAAAAATAATTGCAATAGTTTTAAAATTATTTTTGCCCATGATTACTGGGCTTTTTGCTTATTTTGGGTGTTTTTTACAAAATTATTTTTAAAGCATTGTGCACCTGGCATTGCATTAGTAGTATTGCTATGAACGTATAGCAGTAAGCAGACGGAACCAGAAAGGAGGAGCTGCCTTCAAAGCAGCTCCGTATCATCCTGCTTATTCATAGCAGACCGTAGGGATATTATGTAAAAAGAAAGGTTATATACATAAAGAAAGATTCGGATCACAAACGGCCCAGATAAAACATATCCTTCATGACTCTATACGCTCGCTACGACTCGCCCAATAAGTAAATTCTCCTCAAACAACACGCTCGCTAGATTAAAACCCCTACGCCATAGCGTAAATAAGGTAGTAAGGACGCAGCTTTCTAAACACTCAGGCCTGCTCGACAAGCTCGCAAACAGGCCTTTGTAGAAAGCAATGCTCCTTTCGTGAGCCTAAACATAGAGACCTCCTCTATAGCCCAATCTTTGTATGATCATACGGCTTGCTCCTTACTTCATGTATGTAAAAGAGTGCTTGTAGTACCGCATTATAGGCGCGCCGCCCCCTGCAAACCACTTCATATATCAACAAACCATCCCCAAACCCGCGCCTATAATAAAACATGCCACATAATACACTAAGTAACAGTAGAGTAGTAAAGAGTACACTATCAAGGGGGGAAATCTACAAGCCCTGTATAAGCCCTGTATAAGCCCTGTATCTGCTATAAGCCCTGTATATCTCCCATATTCTCACTATATTGGCCATATTCTCAATATATTGGCCATATTCTCAATATATCTCCCCATTATAGAGTATATCTTAGTGTTATATTTAGTCTATGAAGTACTTATTTATGGGCCGATTTGCCTGCCATCGGTACTATTTAGCCTATTTTTGTAGTATATGTCTAATTATTTAGCTCATTTATAAAGGGCCAATCTGCGTTTAAGAGCTCTCAGATAACTTTTTACGTAGGGATGGATCAAAGGGTGTATTTTATAGAATTGTAGTATATGTCTAATTATTATGCGCGCCTTGCTGCCTGCGTCCTTTACATAAAATATATATATCTTGAGTGCAAGTGACTCAAGGGCCTACATATGATAGTGAATATTGCAGTGCCACCCCTTGACAATAGAGCCATAAACGGCGATTAGAGCTCTTAAGTGTACATTTAGGTGCCACACCTTGATATTGTGCCATGCCTTGACATTATAAATAACACAGTACTTTTGCATACAATAGAGTACTTTTGCATACATTTTTAGGCCCACTTGACAAACTCGACATTTTATGTTATAATTTTTATATTATAAAAATATAAAAATTTCCTTGGGGAAAGTCTGTCCTTTTCCCAAAAGAACATAAAAATCTAGGAGAGTTTCGCCTAATAAACCTCTCCTATAGCGTAAAAGAACGACAGTTCTCACAACTCATTCGTTCCCATTCTTCCCACATATAACAATCATCTAGCTAACGGTAAGGAAATAACTCACTCATGAGGCTAAAAGCGAGAGAGTTATAGTTATATACCATAGTTATATAGGCATACCAAGCGCGTATATAAAGCCCTATAACTACCTTATAGCGTCCCTATCCACAGCTTTCTAAACACTCAAAGGTAGTCGCAAGCTCCTAAACACCTTTTCGTAGAAAGCAATGTTCCTTACCAGAAGCGCCCCACAAATAAACTACTCTATAGCGTAAATAGTATTATCATACGATACGCTCCTATGCTGTAGTAAGGAAAGATACTTTAGATAGATACGCATTATAAGCGCCCCTCCCTATAAGCGCCCCTCCCTATAAGCCAATGTGTACAAAAGCCAATGTGTACAAAAGCCGCGCATAAATATACCTTCACTATAGCCTAAATAATTCTATAGCCTAAATAACTCTATAGTCTAAATAAGAGAGCAGGAGATATATAGAGCAGGATGTATATAGAGTAGGAGATATATAGAGCAGGAGAGGGCGCGCCATAAGCAAGCCCTCGACTACCTAAGCCTTATACTACCTAAGCCTTATACTACCTAAGCCTTATACTACCTAAGCCTTATACTA